GGGGATACAAAAGAGCATTGGATATATCAGAGATTCTTTTTATATAAAAATATCAAAGGGGGTTACAATGGTGTTACAAGTGATGTTACATACATTCATACAACTTATGAAGATAACAAGAAGAACTTATCCGATTCGTTTATTAGTCAGATAATGGATATGAAACGTAGAACTCCTTCTAAGTTTGAGCATATTATTTTAGGAGGTTGGATGGAAAAAGCTGAAGGAACAATAATTAGAAACTGGAAGCTTGGAGAGTTTGCACAAACAGAATTAACTTGCTATGGGCAGGATTTTGGGTTCTCTATGGACATGACAACGCTTGTAAAGGTCTCTGTTGATAGAGATGTACGGAGGGTATATGTAAAAGAGATATTTGGTAAAACAGCACTTTCTACGTCAGATATAGCATTTATGAATAGGAAGGAATGTGGAGCAGATTTGATAATCTGTGATAGTTCTGAACCTAGATTGATAAAAGAATTAAGAAATACAGGATTAAACATAAGACCAACCATAAAGAAGAAAGGTAGTATCTTATCAGGTATTGCTTTGATGCAAGACTATGAGATAATAGTAGAGAGAAACTCACACAATATAATTAGAGAGTTTAACAATTATGTTTGGCATGAGAGAGGACAGAAACCAATAGACAAATACAATCACTTTGTAGATGCAATCAGATATTCTTTGCAATATTTAGTTCAAGGAGTAAATTCTGGAAAATATGTTATTCGTTGATTTGTTTAACATGAACCTTTAACATGAAGGGTAGATTGTTTAACATGGAGGTGTTTAACATGAGGGCTGTTTAACATGAGGGGCTGTTTAACATTATCCCCCCACTTTCCTTATTTAGAATCATTCTAAATAGTGTGTGATAAGATTTACACAATTTTAGCCAGAAAAAAAGCCAGTAACAAAATCAATTTTATTTTTGTAGTGTGAAATATTTTTTGTATACATGCGCACACGCTTATAATAGGTGCAAAAAAAAAATTATATATTTATTTGGTTTATTAACAAAATTGTTTATATATTTGTATCATTAACCAATAAAAACAAAAAACAAATGGATAATTATAATAAGAAAAAAGCAATTCAAACAATTAAAGAGGCTGACACGCTTTTATTAAATACCGATGATTTAAATAAAATTGATTACTCTATAAAATCGAGTAATGAAATTGTAATTGAATTAATGGGAACTTTAAAGCTAGCAAACAGGCAAATTAAACACCTTAACAACAGGGTTGATTTTCTTACTAATAGAATTGAGAATTTAACGGGTTGTAAATATTAATGATATGAATAAAAGAATAAATATTTTACAGCAAAAGTTATTTGAAATGCAAGATTTTAGCCACCGAACAAAAGAGGGAGAAAATAAGCGTTTTATATATGCAAATAAAAATTTGTATACTGGAACAAATCCAAAAATTAGAGCCTTACAAATACTAAAAACACTAAACCAAATCAAACAAGATAAATTGAAAGGCTTTGAGGGTGTTGGAGGTTGGAAGGATAAAAAGACGGGCATTTATTATGCTGACTTTTATAGGTCCACCGATAATAAAAAAGAGGCAATAAAAGAGGCTAAGAAATTAAAAGAATTAGCAATATTTGACAGTAAACAACAAAAAGAAATAATAATTAAATAATGATAAAATGAAAAACTTATGCACAAAAGAAGTTGAACAGATATATAATCTAATAATAAATTTATATCCCTATGAACAACAACAATTAATGATGATTTTTGTCGTTTTTATGCTACAACATAAAACAGATGAAGACGCTGAAAAAACATATAATAAAATTATAAACCACTTAAAAAATTAATTATGCGAAAAATCACACAAGAAACAGTAAACGCCTTTTTTAATGGCTATCCGTTAAGCAAGTCAAACACTTTAACCGCTAGCGGAAAATATTATTTACATGGAAATTTAATTGCTTATTTTGATAATGATAGAAATTTAATTGTCAATAATTGCGGATGGTTCAGCAATACAACAAAAGAGCGTTTAAACGGTTTATTGTCATATTTAGGCCATGAGGGAATAAGGCAAAAAGATTTTGTCTGGTATTTAAATGGCGAAGCATGGAACGGAAAAGAGGCCACCGTCTTCAGTTCTGGAGCATGGCAATATACAAATGCCTTTAAACTTTAACATTTCTTTAACAAAATTTTAACATTTCAATACTTGACTTATTAACATTATTGTGTATATTTGTAGTATAAATAATTAATAACAATAAAACAATAAACATGAAAACAATTAACAAACAAGTAAACAACTTTAAACAATTAGACACCTTTGAAAAAGTACAATTAACAATATTTAGTTTTGTTATGTTCGGTCTGGTTTCTGTTGTCGGTCAATGGGCAATTAACGGATTCGTTACTGCATCATTTTAATAAAGTTATACTGATGAGGATTTAATATCCGAAACGCCTGCAAAGGCGTCTATAACAACTAATAAAAATAAACATGAAAGAAATAACAGAAATTAAAATGTTGCCTACTAATAAAATATGCATTCATTACGGCAAACAAATTGAGGTCTTAACCTTGCAAGAGTTTAACGACTTAATGAGGTACAGAATAAACAAAACAAAACAAGAGAACAACGCCAGACAATTAATATTATTACTTATTACTTTAGTTACTGGCGCAATCTTATTAATGAAACTAATTAAATTCTTTAACTAATGGAAATAAAAGACAGTGAAATTGTAGACATATTACATTTATATTATCCAAAGATATACAATAATATATGCGAACATATACAACAACAGGAGCAATAAAAATAATAAAATAGTTTAGTTTGTTTTATATTTTAGTTAGTCCGAAAGAGCCTTTAAATACTATATTTAAGGGCTTTTTTTATATCTTTTATTTATCTGCATATTTTTTGTAAGTTATTGAATTACAGAGGTTGTAAATAGTCAGGAAATAACAAACAATTTTAAGCTCATTTAAGCATACTTTACACCTCATCAAGTACCTACACACATATAATTAATAAACATCTCTTAAAACGTCTCTAAATAGTCTTAGATTAGATGTTTATAACATACATTTAACGTAAATTGAATATATGGCAGGTGGAGTTGTCCACTCTAATGATTTCATCCAAAACGAATTTATCTAAAACTCATAATCTAAAAATACAAATATAATTGAAAGTGTATTGGGAAGGTATTATTCGCCCACCTATAATAAATGTTATTTTAAATAATATTTGCTAGATATTTGGTTAGCAGTTTACTCGTTGTATGGAATAGTACTAGGGCGATTACGAAAACAACAAAGGATTTAGTACTGCCATTCACAAGGAGATTTAGAGTACACGGTCCAACAATCATCCGTATTTATTAGGGTATTGAAGTGTGGCAACTTATGTAGATTTGCAACTACTTATATAAAGATAACGATATTTTTAATTTTTGTTTTATACTTCCATAAACAACTTATTAACAAGAAAACAGAAAGTGTTGATTTTCGTTATCATAGTATGATAAAGGAATATAAGCTGTCTATACCTCAAGCATTGGCAGGAATAACCCTTAGACAGTATCAACAGTATCTAAAGATACTAGATAAATGGGATAAGGAAGATGAGGTATACATAAAGACAAAGATGCTGCAGATATTCTGTGGATTAGAAATTGAAGATACATTTAAGATTCCCTTAAACAACTTTGATTTCGCTATTGATGTAATAAATAAGTGTTTTAAGGAAGAGACACCTTTAGTACCTAGATTTAGTATGTCAGCCACAGATGAGTATGGAGAAGAGACTGTTGTTGAGTTTGGTTTTATACCAAAGCTAGATGAGATGACATTTGGTGAGTTCATTGATTTAGATGGGTATATCTCAGATTGGGATAAGATGCACAAAGCAATGGCTGTATTGTTTAGACCAGTAATCTTTAAGAAGAATGAGTTCTATAGGGTGATGGATTATGAAGGCAGTCATAAGTATTCTGATGTAATGTTAGATATGCCAGTTAGTGTAGCGATAGGAGCAATGGTTTTTTTTTATCGTTTAGGGAACAAATTACCAAGCTATACTCTGGATTATTTACAGAAGGAGCTGAAAGGGAAGGGGATTCCACCTCAGCTCAAGCAAACTTTGGAAAAAAGTGGGGTTGGTATCAATCAATATTTACAATCGCTCAAGAAGATGCAGCAAAGATTGACAAAGCTACAAAGCTTCCAGTACACACCTGTCTAATGTACTTAGAATATATAAAGGATAAGACAAAAATAGAGAATGCTTTAATAAAAAAGGCACATAGAAAATAAATATGACACAAGTATACGACTTATTAGACAAGATTAAAGATGAACTAAGAGCTAATCACCACATGAATAGTGTTAGCTTTGGTGATATAACAGAAGTTAATCTTAACAAGATGGATATATTTCCATTAGCACACCTAAACATCTCTAATGTAGTAATAGATTCACAGTTTATGACATTCACTTTGCAGATATTATGTGCAGACATAGTAGATTATACAAAGGAAGTAGTTACTCCAGACCAGTTTTATGGTGTAGACAACTTGCAAGATGTACTAAACACACAATTACAGGTAATGAATTTAATATTCTCTAAACTAAAAAGAGGTAATCTAAGGGCTGATAAGTTGCAGGTAGATGACACAATGAGTTGTCAGCCATTTAAAGAGAGATTTGAGAATGAGTTAGCTGGTTGGGAAGCAGAAATAGACATTAAGATGATTAATGATATAAGCATCTGCTAATGGACAGGGAGCAATTAATTAAGAAGGTGCTAGAGAGGTTGGGTTCTGAAGCTTTGCAAAGGCTTAGAGCTAATATAAACAAAGACGGAACAAGAGCTTCTGGTGCTTTGCATGACAGTATGTATTACAAGATAGTGAAAACTAGAATTGATATATACATGGCTAACTATGCTAAAGCTATTGATGAAGGTACAAACCCAAGAGCAGGCAAGCCATCTTCTTATTTTGTAAGCAAGATAAAGAAGTGGATGCAATCTAAGGGTCTTACAGGTAAGATAAGAAACAAAAGTGGTAAGGTAAACATAAACAAATCTGCTAGAGCAATAGCTGAATCTGTTTATAAAAGAGGAACTATAAAAAGGTTTGGATATAAAGGAAGTAATTTTTTAGATAGAGCAATTAATAACGTAATTAACGAATTTGATGATGACCTGTTAACAGCTTGGATGAGCGGATTAGAAGACGAATTAAATAAAATAGAAACAAATGGCTAAAATAAACGTAAGAAGCCCATACTTTGTAAATGTATTTCATGCAGACTTAGCATCTGCTAAATTAGATATAGAGATATATGCAGGAACAGCACATTCTATGGGGCATACAATAACTCCCACTTATACACTATCATCTTCATCAGTAGGACAGTTTGGGTTTTATGTAAACTTTGAGATAAGCAACTTAATAAAAGATTATATTGCTACAGGTTTTGATGGTAACTACGCAGGAACACAAAGCATAGCAAACACAATAAATGTAGACTATCAAGTTACAAGGACATTAACAAACGGTAATAGCACAGCACTTACTGCTGTATTAGGAGCTAAAGCTTTTGATGGATATGGCTACTTTGAAGACGGTGCAAATCCAGAATTACTACAAGGACTACTCATAAGCAACAAAATAATAATTAAACCAGATGATTCTCCTTTAAGAATACCTGTTGATGCAAACAATACAACATCTGTATCTTTCTTTTACAATAATCAAGAAATATATACACAAGCAGTTGCAAACCAAACAAACTCTAAGGACTATATACAATACATAAGCAACGAAACACAATCAGGCGCAGATAGTTACGAAGATAGAGTATTACAAGACGGAGGTACATTTGAAAACAGTCAATGCCTAAACAACTTTTTAGCACAAAACGGAATCTATGGTGTAGATGAGGTCTATGTAGATGGAGTAGAAGGAGTAACAAGGCTAGAAGTGAGAAATATAGATGAATGTAAGCATACTCCTTACAAAATGGTGTTTGTGAATAAGTATGGTGCTTTACAGGACTTATGGATGTTTAAAAGAAGTAATTTATCAATGAAGAAAGATGAAGAAAGCTTTAGGTCATCTACTTTACTATCAGCTACAGGAACATACAATACATTCGACCACCAGTATAAGACATTTAATATTAATGCTAAAGAAACTTTAACACTAAATACAGGTTTTTATCCTGAAGAATACAATGAAATATTTAGACAGTTTACATTAAGTGAATTAGTTTGGATAGAATATGATAACAAAACATTGCCTGTTACAGTCAAGTCTAGCGACTTATCATTCCAAACACAATTAAACGACAAGTTAATAAACTACACAATACAAGTAGAATTTGCTTTTGATAAAATAAACAGCGTAAGATAATGCGAAGACAAGTAGAGGTATATGTAAGTATTAGACAAATAAATCCAGCAGATTTATTAGAGATTCCTTATTACTATAAGTTAGACTTATTTGACGAAGAGTCAATAAACATAACTAACTCTATAAAAGATGTCAGAGATATAGCAAAAGTGTTTACCGATTACTCACAACAGTTTAACGTACCTGCAAGTACAGCTAACAACAAGATATTTAAACACTACTACAACTTTGATATAGACGGTGGTTTTGATGCTAGAGTAAAAAGAGAAGCGTTAATTAAGATAAATGGAGAAGATTACAGACAAGGCTTTATAAGTCTAAATGATGTTAGCATGAAGAAGCAACAACCTTTTTCATATAAGGTTGTTTTTTATGGTAAAACGATTAACATAAAAAGACTGTTTGGTGATGACGAATTAGATTCACTTCCTGACAACGTTGGCTCTTACTTAAACGCATTTAATCAAATTTACACCTCTACATTTGCCAAAAATGGTTTTATAGAAGGATATAATAAGGCTGGTGTCGGTATAGTGCAAAATCCAGATGGCAACAAGGCAGGTGATTTATGTTTTCCTTTTATTAGTGGTAGGTCTCATTACTATTATGATTCACAACACAATAACGCTCCTGTTACAAACACAGACACTCCTTCTAGGAATGTGCAAACACATGGAAACAATTCCAAAGGTATAAATCTAGTAGACTTAAAACCTGCGATTAGAATTTATCATATTATAAAAGCAATAGAAGAAAAATACAATATTACTTTTAGTACAGATTTCTTTAACACAACCAATGCAACATTCCACGAGCTATACTTATGGTTACATAGAGAGGCTGGTGATTTAGCAACACAAATTGGAGAAAGCGTATTATCAATAGGTTTAGGTGAGTTTACATTTACAAACACCTCTCCAACAGGTAATGACGACCCAAGAAGTAATACTGGAAACACAGACTTAGTATCATCAATATCAGGCTCACCTCTAGTAGGTAATCGTACTTGGGTTTATTATAAGTATATTATTAGTGTTACAGCTTCTGCAAGTTCTGCAGGAGGCACTTATACTGCTGAATTATTAGATACAGTAACAGGCAATACAATAACTCCTGACTCTAGTTCTGCAGGAGTAGGATTAGGAACTACAGTATTTGAATTTACAATGCAAATACCAGTTTTTGCTTTTGGTAGCAGGGTGTATACTCCAGTATTTAAACTAAAAACTGTAGGAGGAGTAGAAACTGCTACGATAAATTCTTTAGTAATAGAAAAATATACAGATGTAATATCAAGCACTTCTACAACATTAAGCACCTCTCATTATGATGCTAATTACACAATAGCAAATCAACAGGTATCTTCATCAGACCCAAAATACAATACAAATGAGTTTGACGTTTCTTCAGGATTAGAAATGTCTGCTAATATGCCAAAGATGAAAATTATAGATTTTTTAACATCTATATTTAAGATGTTTAATCTTATTGCTTTTTATGATGACAGGAAAATATTAAATAACGGAAACACAAATACAGATTTCGGTAAAATAAAAGTAATGACTTTAGATGACTATTATTCTGAAGGAACAAATTATGACATAACAGAATATTTGTATACTGATAAACATAGTGTTGGTAAAGCAAACATATATTCTGAAATTAACTTTAAATATAGCGACCCTTCTACTTTTGCAATAATACATAGCAATGAGATAACAAATGATGAGTTTGGTAATGAAAGACTAGATAACCGTAGTGATGAAATAGATAGTCCTTTAGCATTTGATGGGGGTAAGTATGATGTTGAGTTAGGGTTTGAACACATGATGTACGAGAGAATGACCAATCAATCAGGAACGCAACAGCTTACAAATACACAATGGGGTTGGATGGTTAGTGAAGATGAGAACCCTGTTTTAGGTAAACCCTTACTTGTTTATTGTCATAAACACGCCACAACTTCAACCTATGAGATGAAGTTAGAGGATGGAACTACGATAGACAAATACATAAGACCTGCAAACACTAGAACTCATATCCTTTCTGGCTCAACAACAGCCACTGCTAATCTACAAAGTATACATTTTGGTGAAGAAGAAGATGAATATTTTGCAACTACCAAATTACCAAACAATGAAAGTCTGTTTGCTAACTTTTACTTTAATTATGTAACAGGTATATATAGCGAAAAAGCTAGATTGTCTAAGTTTAAAGTAGTGTTACCAGCTAAGATAGTTAATAAGCTTAAACTAAACGACAGGCTTATTATTTCTGCTAAGAAATATAAAATAAATAAAATTAAAATAAACATTAATACAGGGAAAGCAGACCTAGAGTTAATGAATGAAGTAGTATGATAAGAGATATAATAGATTTATTAGGAGCAGCAGATTGGCATATAGATGACGAGGATATAAAGATAGCCAAAGGTAAATATTTAGCTCCTACTAATTGGAAAGAATTTAAAAACGCAATAAAACGAAATAGATAATGGCAACTAATTCAGAAACTACTAAACTAATAAAAATTGTTGTAGAAGGAGGTAAGGCAACTGCTTCAATAGATGACGTAACAGTAAGCACAAAACGGCTTAATGAAGAGCTAGCAATGCTTTCTAAGGTTGGGGGTAAAAAACCAGCAGGAGGAGGTACTTCAGGAGCAACTGGTGGGGCTACTGCAACAGTTATGGAGCTTGGTAGAACAATATCTGACTCCAACTATGGTATTAGAGGTATGGCAAACAACGTATCTCAATTAGCATCTAACTTCTTGTTTATGACGCAAAAAGTCGATGAAACAACTAAAAAAGCTGTTGGTTTTGGTGGGGCTTTAAAGTCTGTAGGTTCTGCTTTAATGGGGCCTCTAGGTATACTATTAGCTATTCAGACAGCTATTGCTCTATTGGAAGCGTGGTCTATGAAAGCAAAAGAAGCTGAGGTAAGCACTGATATTTTTAAAAATACTGTAAGTGAATCTGCTGCTAAAATGATTTTGCTTGATAAAATTCTGTCTGATACAACCATTACATTAGAAGAAAAGTCTGGTGCTTTAGATACAGCTAAAGATGATATGTCAGAATTTGGATTAAATACTGATGATGCCAAAACCAGTTTAGAGGGCTTTCAAGAACAATTAAAAAACAGTATAGATAGGTTAATTGATGTAGCTATTGCTCAAAATATATTAGCAGAATTTCAAGATACTCTTAATAAGGTTGGTGAAACAACTAGAAACAATGCTGAAGACAACCTAAAATGGTATGAAAAAGCTTGGGTTATGTATACCAATATGGCTGTTACTCAAGCATCATTAGAAGCTCAACAAATTGAATTACAAGAAAGAGGAGAAGCTAATAGAGCAGAAGTGCTTGAAGGCTTTAACAAGACCCTAGAAGAACTCATGAATGAGTTTAAGAAAAGGGGTGAGTCTGGAGAAACATTTTATAGCTTAGTTTTTGGTAATGAAGATGATGCTAACAACTCTAACAAAATATTTAAACAAAAGATGTTAGACCTCTCTAAACAGATATTAGGTTTTCAAAAAGCTGAAGAACTTGCGACTGAAAAAAATGAAGAAATGAAGCTTTTAATAAAGCAGAAGTACGAGAGGGCAGAATTAAAGTTAAAGCTAACGAACTTCAAGGAAAAGGAACGAATGAGATTAAAAGATTTTCTAGCTTCTAATGCCTCAGATGAGCAAAAACTATTAGCTAAAGAAAGATTTGAAAATTCAATGTTGGAGGCGGATAAAGAATATCAGAAAGCTTTAACAGAACTTACAGTAAAACAACAAACTATAAGAGATGAATTTAGGTTTAATCAACTTAAAGAATATACCGATAAAGTAGAGAAAGCTGTTCTTGATGGTGAGATACAGGATTTAGCTATTTCTGCAGCAATGGATTCAGGAGTGGATGCTCTAAACAGACAGCAAACTTTATTGCAAACTGAATTTAATAATAAGGTGTATTGGTTAAATCAAGAAATAGAAGAAAGAAAAAGAACAGGGGAAGCTTATGCGGATATAGAAGAGCAAAAGAAAAATGTAACTAACAAGTATGAGAACGAAAAACTTGTGTTAGTTAAAAAAACAGAACGAGCTAAAAGGGATATTGTTGCTTTAGGTTTTCAGGCTATCTCTAAAATAGCTGAAGACGGAAGTTCTGTTAACAAAGCTGCTAGTGCGGCGGCCGCCTTAATGAGTACCTATGAAGCTGCGAATGCTGCTTTGGGAGCAAAACCTTATGGGCCATGGAATAAAGCCGAAGCAGCTATTGTTATCGCAATGGGTCTGGCAAATGTGCAAAAAATATTTGACACACCTACGCCTGGTGGTAGAGGAGGAAGAGGAGGTCAGGGCGGAGCAGGCAGAACCTTTGATTTTAATTTAGTAGGTAGTACTGGAGCAAATCAATTAGCTGAAGCAGTAGGAGGTCAGTTCCAAGAACCAATACAAGCTTATGTAGTAAGTAATGAGATGACATCACAACAAGAACTAGATTTACAAATACAAACAGGAGCATCACTTGGTGATTAATATAAAACAAATAATATAAAAATCGTTATCAAATTATGGAACAAGATATTATAGAACTATTTATAGACGAAGAAAATGATTTTTCTGGTATAGAAGCAATTTCTATAGTAGAATATCCAGCAATAGAAGAAGACTTCATTGCTCTTAAAGAACAAACAGTACAATTAGCAGAGGTAGATTCTGAGAAAAGAATCTTAATGGGTGCTGCATTAATACCTGACAAAAAGATATTTAGACAAAGTGGAGATAAAGAATACTTTATATACTTCTCCAAAGATACTGTTAGGAGAGCATCTGAGCTGTTTCTAACGAAGGGTAAACAAAACAACTCAACACTAGAACATGATGTAGAGTTAAAAGGATTAAGCGTAGTAGAAAGCTGGATTATAGAAGATGAGAAGAAAGACAAGTCTGCTAAGTACAATCTTAATTTACCTGTAGGAACTTGGATGGTATCTGTCAAGGTAAACAACGACCAGATATGGCAAGAGTTTGTAAAAGAAGGCAAGGTAAAAGGTTTTAGTATTGAGGGATTTTTTACAGACAAGCTTGATGAAAGACCAAGAGAAAGCGTAAAAGAAGAAATAGACTCTGAAGAGTTTGAAGCATTAGCTAAGATATTTGAACTAGAAGATATTGTGCTTTCACAACTAGATGTAGAACTAGAAAGTTATAACGACTATCCTAAAGGAGCTAGAAATAATGCAAAGAGAGCATTAAAGTATAAAGAAGAAAACGGTAGTAGTTGTGGAACACCAGTAGGATGGAGAAGAGCTTCACAATTAGCATCAGGTGCTAGTATTTCTCGTTCAACAATAGCTAGAATGGCAAGCTTTAAGAGACACCAACAAAACAAAGACGTACCGTATTCAGAAGGATGTGGTGGTATTATGTGGGATGCTTGGGGTGGTAGTGCTGGTGTTAACTGGGCTATCAATAAACTAAAGCAAATAGATAAAAAGAAACTAGCTAAAGAATTTGTTCCTGTTAATGATGATTATATAATTATTGATAACAGATTGGCTTTTGCTACTAAAGAGATGGCTGAAGAGAAAGCAGCAGACTTAGGATGTGAAGGTTCTCATGAGCATGAGGTAGAAGGCAAGATATGGTTTATGCCTTGTCAAGAGCATTTATTACAAGAAGACCCTTGTCAAGAAGGATATACTCAGTATGGTATGAAGAAGAAGAATGGTAGATTAGTTCCTAACTGTGTACCTGACAAGAAGTAATGCCTAGAAAAGTAGTAAGCACATATAGAAAGAACAAGAGAAAGTCTCATCCTCATAGCAAGAATGCAAGTGTAGGACAAAAGGGATATAAAAAGAAATATAAAGGACAAGGTAGATGAAAAAAACACCAAGTAGAACAAGTCCAACAGGCAAAAAAAGAGGCTGTTTATGCAAGAACGGAACGTACAGTAGTAAATGCTGTGATGGAAGTTTACAAGCACAAGGTATCGGAGCTTTAACAGGACAAGGCACAACTCCGTAACCTTGAAAATGAAACAGATATTTTATTAATCGTTATCAAATTAAATAATTATTTATGAAAGCAACAGAAATTATTAAAAAGTTCAAAGAAGTATTACTTTCTGCTGAGACTGAAGAAGAGACTCCTGTACAAGAGGAGCTTTCTGCTGAAGTTAAAGAGGAAGTTACTGAAGAGCAGGTAGAACTTGCTCAAGATGAAACAGTAGAAGAAGGTTCTACGGAAGAATTGGCTGAAGAAGAAGTTGAAGAAGAAGTAATTGAAGAAGCACCAGAAGAAATTTACGCTACTAAAGAAGAATTAAACAAAGTAGTAGCTGAATTTAAAGCTATGTATGAGCAAATGATGGATGGAATGGGTCAGGAGGAAGCTTCTGATGCACCTGAAGAATTAAGCTCAGACAAAGTTGAACTTTCTGAGGAAGCTGAAGCAATCTCTCATTCACCTGAAGCAGAGGTAGATTCAAAACCAATGAATTTATATTCTCAAAACCGTCCTATGACGACACAACAAAGAGTATTTAACAAATTATTTAACAATTAATTAATTAATTATGGCAACAACAACAAGTATAACAAGTACTTACGCAGGAGAATTTGCTGGCAAGTATATCGCTGCAGCTCTTCTTTCTTCTTCTACTATTGATAATGGTGGAATCGAAGTAAAACCAAACATTAAATTTAAGGAAGTCATTAAGAAATTAGCTACTGGAGACCTAGTTGCTAACGCTTCTTGTGATTTTGCTGCTACTTCTTCTGTTACATTAACAGAAAGAATTATTCAGCCAGAAGAATTCCAAGTAAACTTACAGTTATGTAAGAAAGACTTCGTCTCAGATTGGGAAGCTGTCTCTATGGGATATTCTGCATTTGACACATTACCTAAGAATTTCCAAGATTTCTTATTAGCTCATGTAATCGCTAAAGTAGCTGAGAAAAACGAACACGCAATCTGGCAAGGTGCTAACGCTACTGCTGGTGAGTTTGACGGATTCACA